CCCCTCTCCCACTTGTGGGAGAGGGGTTGGGGGAGAGGGGTTGGGGGAGAGGGGTTGGGGGAGAGGGTGCGTCACCCGCAAAATCCCCCCACCCCCGCCAGAAAAAAATACTAAAGCAGATTAAAAGAAATCCCGGCCTTTGCTCTTCATCCTGTCCGGCATGAAGCAGTTACACATATTCCGCCGGGGAGTGCACCGGGACATGTCGGGCCAGACGATTGCCTTTGGGGAATCCGATCTGGCCGCAACGGTGGCCGCGTACAACCCGGACCTGAGCGAAGCCCCGATTGTGATCGGCCACCCGCAGACCGACGCCCCGGCGTATGGCTGGGTGCAAGCCCTGCACGGTGGCCCCGACGGGTTGAAGGCCACCACGCGCCAGATCAATCCGGCATTTGCCGAACTGGTCGAACAGGGCGCGTACAAAAAGCTCAGCGCGGCCTTTTATGCCCCCGATGCACCGAACAACCCGGTCAAGGGCGTGTATTACCTGAAGCATGTCGGTGTGCTGGGCGCGGTTCCGCCTGCGGTGAAAGGGTTGCAGGCGATTTCATTTTCCGAACACGAGGAAGGCATTGTGGAGTTTTCAGAAAGCGACCTGGCCGAGGGCCAGCAACTGGATGCGGGTTTATGGCGCAACCTGCGCGACTGGCTGATTGAACATCACGGTCTCGAAGAGGCGGATAAAGTGGTGCCGACATGGCAACTGGACGCCCTCAACGCCCGCGCCCGCGATGCGGCGGACGAAGCCCCGGACAACGATGCCGCAATTGAAGCGGTCAAGGATGAACAGGCCGCCCCCCCGGATGACGATGAACCCACCCCCGCCTTTGCCGAAGGCAGCGCCGGGTACAAATTGGCGCAGCAAAACGCCACGCTCAAGGCGCAGTTGGCGAAGGTGCAGCAGCAACAGAAAGCGGTCCAGAAACACGCCACCCACGCATCCAATGTTGCCTTTGCGGAAAGCCTGGTTGCCAAGGGCATGAAGCCCGTCCACGTCAATACCGTGGTCAATGCACTGGATGCGGCGTGCGGCGACACCCTGGCGTTTTCCGAAGGCAACAACACCCTGGCCGACAACCTGCGCCAGACCTTTACCGCACTGGCCGGAAACGTGAGTTTTGCCGAAAAGGCCACGCGCACGCGGGCGGCGAATATTGAAACCAATCCCCTCCTTGCCGATGCGGAAGCGCGCGGCAAGAAATCCTGATTGATTGAAACGGAGTTGCAGACATGGCGACAACTTATACACCAAGCAAAACCCTGGGCGATGTGCTCTTGATTGAAGTGCAGCCGGGGTGGACCAAAGGCGCAGGAACCATCGTGGCGGGCAACCACCCCATCGGCACCGTACTGGCGAAAGTCGGCGGCAAATACCAGCCGGTGGAGCTTGCGGGCAGCGCGGCGGCGAAGAAAGCGGTGGCGGTCTTGGGTGAAGCGATCAACGCCAGCAGCGACACCACGGCGCAGGTGGTGATTGAACGCGGCGCGGTGGTGGCCACAAACGAACTGGTGTGGCCGTCCACCGCGACCGATGCCCAGAAAGCCGCCGCGCTGGATGACCTGGCCGCCGTGGGCATCATCGCCCGCGAACAGATTTGACCCTGAGGACTCGATATGAACCTGCAAGACCTGTTTACCGTTGTCAATCTGACGGCGGCCATCAACAAACTGCCTGCCATTCCGGGCAAAGTCGCCGCACTGGGCATTTTTGAAGAAAAGGGCGTCACCACGACCAGCGTGGTGATCGACGAATATCAGGGCCGTTTGTCGCTGGTCCCCAATACCGCCCGCGATGCCGACCCGCGCCCGGCTGCGGGTGGCAAGCGCAAGCGCCGTGTGTTTGAAACGTTGCACCTGCCCCTGTCGCGTTCCCTGTTGCCCGGCCAGATTCAGAACGTTTCCGCGTTTGGCGGCGAGGGCGATGCCACCCCTGCGCAGGCGCAGATCATCAACGATCACCTGACCGAAATGAAAAACGCGCTCGAAGCCACCCGCGAATGGCAGCGCATCGGCGCGTTGCGCGGGAAATTGCTGGATGCCGATGGCACGGTATTGGAGGATTTATACAGCGCCTTTGATGTCACCCAGAAAACCGACACAATTACGTTCAGCAATACCGCAACGGACGTGCGCGCCGCGTGTGTCGCCGCCAAGCGTTATTCGGAATCCAAACTTGGCGGATTGGCGGTGAACGGATTTACCGCGTTTTGCGGCCCGGCATTTTTCGATGCCCTGACCGGACACAAGTCGGTCAAAGAGGCGTTTGCGAACTGGCAGGCGGCACAAGATCGTCTGGGCGGCGACATGCGCGAAGGGTTTACCTTTGGCGGTATTACCTTTATCGAATACGACACCCAGATCAGCGGCCAGCGGTTTATTCCGGTGGATGAAGCCCAAGTGTTTCCGGTTGCGCCGGGCGCGTACCGGATGTTCAACGCCCCGGCCAATTACAACGAGGCGGTCAATACTCCCGGATTACCGTTTTATTCCAAGGCCGAAGAGCGCCGCTTGGGCAAAGGCTGGGATATTGAAGTGCAGAGCAATCCGCTGGCGCTGTGCATGGTGCCCGAAGCGTTGGTGCAATTGAAGGCGGCTTGATCCCATGCGATACCTCACCCGCCCCGCGATGGATGCGGCCATCCCGGCCAATACGCTGATCGAACTGACCAACGACGACCCCGCCGCCGATGCGCCGGATGAAAGCGTACTGGCGGCGGTGATCGAAAGTTGCGAGGAATTGGTGGACGGGTATCTGCGCGGACGGCATGAACTGCCGTTCGACAAGGTGCCGAGTGTTATACGCGGGATTGCGTTGGACTTGGTGCGCCATGCGTTGTATCTGCGCCGCCCGGAAGGCGCGGTGCCGGAGACGGTCAAGGCCAGTTATGCCAACGCCATCAAGCTGCTGGAAACCATCCGCGACGGGCGCATCACCATCGGCGACCCGAAGAGCGGCAAACCCGCCCCGGAACCGGGAAAAATTCGGGTACAGGCACGCAAACAGCAGTTTGCCGGAACGGAATGGGAGCGTTACTGATGAGCATCACCCAGGACATGCTCGATGCGGTACTGGCGCATCTGAAAGCCACGTTTGGAAAACAGCTTGCGGTGGAGTATTTCCCGGACGCGCCGCAGACGTACCGGCTGAACCACCCAGTCGGCGCGGTGCTGTTGATGTTTTCCCGCAGCCGGTTTAGCGCCTCGACGGGGCTTGGCCGCCTTGTGCAGCCCCGCGAGGTCACATTCACGCTGACGGTGGTGTTTCGGAAATTGAATGGCGCGCAGGGCGCGGTGCCGTATCTGGATGCCCTCCGCGCGGCGCTGGTGGGATTCAGACCGCCGCAGTGCCAGATGGGGCTTGCGGTGGTGAGTGAAGACCAGCTCGGCCATGTGGCCGGGTTATGGCAATACCGGCATGAATATTCCACCCAAAGCGTCCAGATCGAAGTCTTGCCGGATGAAACCGGAACGTCATTGATTCACGCAGATTTTGAGGACACAGAGCAATGAGTTTACAGACCTACCGCTATACCGGCCCCGTCTCGGGCGCGGCGCTGAACTGGAACGGAGAGCTATTGGACGTGCGCCTGCACCCCGGCAAACCCGTGCAGTTGCCTGCGGAACATGAATATACGCAGACCCTGCTTGGATTGGGGTATGTGCAGCCGCTGGGCGGGAAAGCCCCGAATTCCGACGGGGAATCTGCACCATGAGCGATCACGCCTTTATTGAACGACAGCGGGTGATTCGACGTGACGTACTGGCGACGCTATACGAAGCGCGTCGGCAGCGCAAAGCGGTTTATGTGCGCCAGTTGATTCACACCCTTGGATTTGACCCGGATGAAGTCCGGTTTGCCTTTGATGTTCTGATCGGCGAATGGCACATCCGCATCACTGGCATTGAATGCCAGATCACGGCAGCGGGCATCAAACAGTTTGAACAGGAGACGCAATAATGGCCGCGAACTATTTACACGGCATTGAAACGATTGAGGTGGAACGCGGCCCGCGAGCGGTACGCGTGGTTAAAAGCGCGGTGATCGCGCTGGTGGGTACGGCACCAATCGGCCCGGTCAATACACTCACCCTGTGCCAGAGCGTCACCGATGATGCGCAGTTCGGGCCAGATTTGCCAGGGTTCGGGATACCCGAAGCGCTGGATGGCATTCACGCGTTCGGCGCGGGCACGGTGCTGGTGGTGAATGTCCTTGATCCCGCCGTCCACAAAGAAACGGTGGCATCGGAAACCGCCAAGTTCGGCACCAATGACCGCCTGCAACTGAACAACACGGCGTTGCAATCATTGACGCTGAAAGCCGCCACCGGCAACACGACCTATACCGAAGGCACGCATTACACGGTCGATCTGGTGCGTGGGGTTGTGACCCGGATTCCCGGCGGCGGGATTGCGGCCAATGCCAGCGTGAAGGCCGGTTATACCTATGCTGACCCGTCGAAAGTGACGACCGCCGACATCATCGGTACAGTCAATAGTTTGGGCCAGCGTTCCGGCCTGAAGCTGCTGTCTGATGCCTACAACCTGTTCGGTTTCTTCCCGAAGATTCTGCTGGCTCCGGGTTTTTCCACCAACAACGCGGTCAGCGCGGAGCTGATCGCCCAGGCCGGGCAATTGCAGGCCATTGCCTATATCGACGCGCCCATCGGCACCACGCCCGCACAGGCCCTTTCAGGGCGCGGGCCGTCGGGCAGCATCAATTTCAACACGTCCAGCGAGCGCGTACGGCTGTGCTATCCGCATGTGAAGGTCTACGATGCGGCCACCGACAGCGAAAAACTGCAACCGCTGTCCATCCGCGCCGCCGGATTGCGCGCAAGGGTGGATGACGAACGCGGTTATTGGTGGAGCTCGTCCAACAATGAACTGATCGGCGTCATCGGCCTTGAACGCGCGCTCACCGCCCGCGTGGATGACCCCTATTCGGAAGTCAATCTGCTTAACGAAAACGGCATTACCACCGTGTTCAACAGTTTTGGGACAGGTCTTCGATTATGGGGCAACCGCACCGCCGCCTGGCCGACGGTGACGCACATGAAAAATTTCGAGAATGTGCGCCGCACCAAGGATATTGTCGATGAATCCATCCGCTATTCGTCTCTGCAATTTGTGGACAGGCCGATCAACGATGCACTGATTGAATCGATTGTCGAAACGGTCAACCAGTTCCTGCGCAAGCTCATCCGCGATGAAGCGCTGAACGGCGGCGAGTGCTGGTATGACCCGGCACGCAATCCGCAAACACAAATCGAGTTGGGACAGTTGTTGTTCAACTACAAACTGACCCCACCGACACCGTTTGAGCGCGGCACCTTTGAAACCGAAATCACCGGCGAGTATCTCGCCAACCTTGGCACGGGGAGCTGAACATGGCAGGCATGAGCGCACACCAAATTACCAATGCGGCCATTTATCTGGATGGCAACAATTATGTCGGGCATTGCGAAGAGGTCGATCTTGGCTCTGTAAAAGCCACGATGGCGGATTTTCAGGGCCTGGGCATGGTCACCGCGATTGAACTGCCGACCGGGTTTGACAAGATCGAAGGCAAGATCATCTGGAACAGCGCCTATCAGGACGCGGCCAAACGCTGCGCGGTGCCGTTCAGGAGCGTGCAGTTGCAATTGCGCAGCAATATTGAGGTGTGGAACGCGCAAGGCCGCACGCAGGAACTGCCGCTGGTGACGCTGATGACGGTGCTGTTCAAGGAATATCCACTTGGCAGCTTCAAGCCGCGCGAAAGGACCACCTTTGAAACCCCATTCTCGGCCACGTATGTCCAGCAGAAAATCGACGGGCGCGAAGTGTTCCTGATTGACTGCCTCGCCAATATTTACAAGGTCGATGGACAAGACCAACTGACCGCCTACCGCCGCAACCTTGGCATGAACTGATAAAGCCCCTCTCCCGTTTACGGGAGAGGGGTTGGGGAGAGGGAGCCCCGCACTCGCGAACATTCACTTTTGAAACAGGATTCCACCATGAGCAACAAACCCACAGATGACCTCGATACCCTCCCGCTCCCCGAACTGGAACTCCTGCACCCGGTCAAACTCGCCACCGGAGAGACATTGAAAAAAGTCACCATCCACACCTTGAGGCGCAAGGATCTCACTGCCGCGCAACGCCACGGCAAAGACGAAACCGTGGTGGAGGAATTGCTGCTCGCCAAAATGACCGGCCTCACCGTCGAGGATTTGGGCGAATTGCACATTGCCGATGCGCGGCGGGTGGCGGAGCGATTTCAGGCGATGCTGGGCGAAGGCAAAGACGCTCAATGAGTGGGATTCGGCACTGTTGTTGGTGCTGGGCATGCAGCCCTCGGAAATCGAACGCCTGAATATGGAGGATTACTGGCACTGGTGCGAAGTCGCCAGTGAAGAGGGCGAACGCCGCCATCGGGCATTGAGCAGGTAATTCAAGTCGTGGCAGACAAGAACATCAAACTTGGCGTCAGTCTGGGTGTATTGGGCCTTGGCGGATTGAAATCCATCTTCGGCCAGACCCGGCGCGAAGTGGAAACGCTCAAAGGCTCCACGGATAAACTGACCCGTGCAAGCAAGGCAGCGGGGACTGCCCAGGTTTCGTTTGCCACCCAAGGCCGCGCCGCGCTGGCGAAACTCAAGGGCAGCTATGACGGCCTGACATCGAGCCTGGGCGGCCTGCGTATGGCCGCAATGGCACTGGCGGCGGTGCCGGTGACGATGGGCCTCAATAAAGCGCTGGATTTGCAGGATGTCTCGATTGACCTGGCGATGGGCATGGGGCTGGATGCCAGCGTTGAAAACGACCTCGCTGCACTGATCCAAAGTGCATCCAGCTCCGGCAATCAGACCCACACCGATACCGGCGTAACAGCGCAGGCACTGGTCACAGGCGGCATACGTGATATGCAGGTGTTGGGGGATTATCTGCCACTGCTCACTCAAGCCGCAACGGCTACTCGTGTTGGCATGGGTGAATTGACCCATGCAAGCCTTGCATTACGTGACAATCTCGAACTGGGTGCAGATGGCTTTGCTCGCAGCATGAACATCCTGTCCCATGCCAGTAACGCCGGGAAAATGGGCGTTGACGGCATGATTGCCGCTTTGCCCGGTTTGTCTTTGCGCATGAAAGAGCTTGGTGTTACGGGCGATGCGGCAGTGGCTGAAATTGCAGCGGCATTGCAAACCGCCCGCGAAAGTGCAGGTTCGGATTCAGAAGCGGCTGCCAATGTCGATAAATTTCTGGACCGCATCACCTCCGATGCCACCCGCAAGCGTTTTGAAAGCGCCGGGATTGTGCTGAAAAAATCCATTGAAAATCTGACCGCACAAGGTTTGACCCCGATGGAAGCCATGCTGGATACGGTGACACAGTATGTCGGCAGCAAGGGTCCGCAAGCATTGAAAGCCTTCAGTTCGGCACTGTCAATGGACGAAGGAAAAGCGCGCGAGGAAGCATTTGCTACGTTGTCTGCACGCTATGCATTAGGCGATCTGTTCATGGATTCGGGTATCCAGAACTTTGCCAGTGCCGCGATGCGTAGCCGCGACCGGTTTCAGAGCATGAAGCAGGATAATCTGGCCGCAGCCAATAAAGATTTGGTTGGCGAGGATTTTGTGCGGCGCATGACATCCGGCAAAGAGCAACTCAAAGCGCTGCGCATCCAGTTGGGCAATATCGGCGCGACCCTGGGCGGCCCCCTGGCGGGCGCGCTGGTGTCAACCATGCAATCCCTGCTTCCGGTCATCAACGGCTTTGCACAGTGGGCGCAGGACAACCCCGGCATGGTCAAGGCATTACTCATCACCGCAGGCGGATTTGCCGGATTGCGGTTGGGCATTGCAGGTGCGGGCGTGACTTTGCGCTCCGGCTCGGTGGTTCTGGGTGTTTTCAAGGGAGCTGTATTTGGCGTCATGAACGTGGCGCGAATGCTGTTGCCGGTGCTGGCCGGATTGAGCTGGCCGGTCCTCGCCATCGGCGCAGCCGTCACGGCGGTAGCCGTGCTGGTGTGGAAATTCTGGGAGCCGATCAAGGCGTTTATGGTTGGTGTCTGGCAAGGCGTCAGTGAAGCCATGTCGCCGGTGATGTCCGCCTTCCGCGAATCACTGGCCCCGTTGATTCCCTTGTGGGATGGATTGGCAGCGGGCATCGGAGTGGTCTGGGGCTGGATCAAACAATTGTTTGCGCCATTTCAGGCCACCAGCGAACAATTGCAGGGCGCGACCTCGGCGGGGCAGACGTTCGGTACGGTGTACGGCAAGGTACTGGGCGCGCTGCTGCTTCCCCTGCGCATGTTGGCGAAGGTGGTCGGCTGGGTGGCGGGTGCGATTGTTGAATGTTGGGACACGATCAAAGTGGTGCTGTCATGGACGCCGCTGGGGATGATCGTGACGCATTGGAACCGCATTACTGGATTTTTCGGTGCGCTCTGGGACGGTATCAGCGGTATTTTCAGCCGCGCGTGGGACGCGCTCGGTGTGGCGGTTGATGGCGGCATTGCCGGGATATCCGCGCTGATCCTCGACTGGTCGCCGCTGGGGCTGTTTTATAAAGCGTTTGCCGGGGTCATGGACTGGTTCGGGATGGAGTTGCCGGACAGTTTCAGCGGCTTTGGCAGCATGCTTATCGACGGCCTGGTCAGCGGCATTACCGGGACATTCGGCAAGGCGAAAGATGCCATTGTCGGCATCGGCGAAAGCGTGACCGGCTGGTTCCGTGACACCCTGGGCATCAACAGCCCCAGCCGGGTGTTCATGACGCTGGGCGCGGGCATCCCGGAAGGCGCGGCGAAGGGCATCACCGCCGCGCAGGGGGTGGTGCGCAAGGCGACGCTGGGGATGGCAGCGGCCACCGCTGTCACCCTGGCCGCGCCAGTGATGCCCGCGCCGGTCATCCCCACACCGGTGATTTCCACGCCGGTGATGCCCACGCCGATCACGCCCCCGCCGATCACGCCCACGCCGGTGATGCCCGCGCCGGTCATCCCCACGCCGGTGATTTCCGCGCCAGTGATGCCTGCGCCCATTGCCGGGCGTGTCCCGGAAGCGGCTGCGCTGAGCCTTGGCGAGATTTCTCTGGTAGGTCAGGCCGTCGCGGAACTGTCCGCCACCATCACCGCCACGCGCCCGGAACGGCAGCCGCCGCCCGCGCAGCTTCAGGCCGCGCGGATGGCAACAGCACCGGCCCAGATGACGGTCCAGTTTTCGCCCACCATCCAGATCACCGCCGCCGCAGGCGACAACGTGCAGCAACAGGTCCAGCGCGGATTGCGCATGGGGATGAACGAGTTCCGCCGGATGCTGCGCGAAGTTGAATATCAGGACCGCCGCACCGCATTTGCGGGCCTGTCCTTTGCTAATGCCCCCATATCCGGGAGCCTGTGATGCTGGCGATTCTGGGCGAAATCGAGTTTGAAGTCGCAGGCGGCCTGGCCGGGATGGAACTCACCCAGGCCAGCGACTATGCCGAGCACGCTCTTATACAGGGCAAGCCGCTGCTGGAAACCGTCGGCGATGCGCTGGATGAAATCCAGCTTGAGATCGAACTGCATCCGACGCTGGGCGATGTCGCCGCGCGTGTGCGCGCCTTGCAGACGGCGATGCAAGCACATCAGGCGCTGGCCTTTGTACTCGGCAATGGCGAGTTTCTGGGCGCATTTGTCATCACCGAAATCAGCCATACCCACCAGCGCACCTTTGCCGACGGCGCGGCATTTTCGCTCGCCTTGAGTGTCACCCTGCGCCAGTGGGCGGGCGAGTTTGAGTACACCCCGCCCGCACCCGCATTGGCCGATTCCGCGCAGGATATCCAAGATGCGCAGCCGGATTTGTTGCGTGAAGAAACCCCGCTCAAAACCCCGGCCATGCAGGCGCTGGAACACGCCACGTCTGCCGCGCAACTGGTGCAGGCGGGGGTGCGTGCGGTGGAGTCGGCGCGGCAACTGGATATTGCAAGCCTGTTGCAGCAATTGCCCGCCCTGGGCAACCTCGCAGGCCGCGCCCTTCCTGCCTTATCCGGCCTGTCCGAGATGGCAACCGCCTTGCAGGGCGAGTTTGAAGCCGCCTCGCAACTGGCCCAGCTTGGGCAAAGCGCGTTCGATCAGGTTGAGACCGTGCGCAGCCTGTTCAAAGGGCAAATCGATGCCCACGATGCGTTATCCGCGCTCAAGACCGGCGGGCAATCACTGGAAAGGATCTTGAGTCTGTTTGAACAGGCGCAGCCCCCGTTATCACAACTGGCCGCGCGGGTGGCCACACGCAGGATATAGCGCAATGGCACAGCACACACTTATCCACATCACCCGCGAAGGCGAACGCTGGGACCTGATCGCCTGGCGCTACTACGGCGATGCCCACCGCTACGCGCCGATTATCGCCGCAAATCCACACGTGCCGATTACGCCTGCGCTGCCCGCAGGTGTGCGCCTCAATATCCCGGTGCTGGCGCGTCCCTCCGGCATTTTTGCAAGACACGGGTTGCCGCCATGGATGCGCTGAATAACGCCCTGCCGCAGGTCGCGCTGCACCTTCTCTATGAAGGCCGCGACATTACCCGCGACATCAGCCCGGCATTAGTGCGCCTGCGCATCACCGATAACCTGTGCGATAGCTGCGACGATCTGGATATTGAACTCGAAGATACCCAGGGACGCTGGCGCGATGCCTGGTATCCCGGCCACGGTGATACCCTGGAATTGTCGCTCGGCTGGAACGGCCAGGACCTGATCCCGATGGGCCGGTTTGAAATCGACGAGGTGGAACTGAATTACCCGCCCGCCACCATTCACATCCGCGCCCTGGCGGCGGGGATTCTCCCGCAATTGCGCACAACCCAGCACTGCGGCTATGAAAAGATGACCCTGGAGGCCATTGCACGCCAGATTGCCGCGCGGCAGAAACTCGGTTTTAAGGGTACCGTTGATCCGGTTCGCCCCGAGCGCCTGACCCAGAATAAAGCTGATCTGGAATTTCTGCGCGAGTTGGCGAGCCAATACGATCACGCCTTCAAAATCTGGGACAACACACTTATCTTGCAGCGCATCGCCGATCTTGAAGCCGCCGATCCTGTGGCCGAATTTGCCCTGACCGAACTGGCTAACGTACGCCTGCGCGAATCCTTCCGCGAATTACCCAAGGACGTGACCGTCAAGCACCAGGATGCGGCCAAAGGGACATTGGTCGAGATGGTCATGCGCGATGGCAAGGTGGTCGCGGTGCCATCGAGCGTCAACCGCGCGACCAGCAGCGGCGACACCAATAAAGGCACGCCCCGTGCGACCACCGCCGCCCAGGCCAAAGCACAGGCCGCAGCGAAGATGGCGCGCGAGCAGCGCCAGCGCTGTGTTGCCAGTTGGCAGTCAATGGGTCAACCGGAACTCAAAAGCGGCGTTAACGTCGCTCTCAGCGGCGAGAGCGCAGGCCATTTTGCGGGCAAATGGCTTATCACCCGCATCACCCACAGCGTGGAGCGCGGCAGCGGCTTTACCTCGGAAGTCGATGCCTGCCGCGTTGCCGATTCCGCTACGGACACCGCCACATGAGCGAACTGGTGTACGGCATTGTCAGCGCCCTCGATCACGCCACATGCCGCGTTCGCGTGCGCCTGCCCGAGCGCGACAACGTGCAGACCTATTGGCTGCACGTACCACAAAAAAACACCGTGGACGTGCAGCGCCGCGCGATCCTGCCCGCCCTGGGCGAACAGGTCATGGTACTGCTGGAAGCCGACGGCGCAGGCGGCACAGTCCAAGGCGGGATTTACTCCGATGCCAACCCGCCACCGATCAGCGATGCCGATACCGAGTATGTTCGCTTCAAGGATGGCACCCTTGTCACCTATCACCAGGCCAGCCACGCACTTCTGATTGACGGCCCGGCGACGGTTACGGTGATTGCGGGAAGCGTCACCGTCAAGGCCGATACCGTCACCCTGGACACACCGCAGACCACCTGTACCGGCAATGTGAGCATTGAAGGCAGCCTGGCCGTCACCGGCAGCAGCGTCACCCATCACGGCACCGATATCGGCGATACCCACGTCCACACCAAGGTCACGCCCGGCCTTGGCCTGACCGCCCGCCCGCTGTGATGCATTTTTAAACTCCTTTACAAGACGCAGCGGATGGCACCCGCCATCCTTGTGGCCATGTTGCCGCACCCGCCATCGCCGACCACCGCCGCCCACTGGCAGCCCGCGTTGCGCCGCGAAGGCGAGATCGTGCAGGGCATCCACGATATCGACCAAGCGATCCGCATCATCCTGTCAACGCCGCTGGGCAGCGATGCACACCGCCCGCCCTTCGGTTGCCGCATCCACGATTACATTGACTGGCCGATCACCCGCGCCCGCCCGCACCTTGTGCGCGAAATTGTGGCAGCGCTGAACCGCTGGGAGCCGCGCATGCGGCTTGAATCGGTACAGATTGAACCAGCCACCGCGCCCGAGCACCTCACCTTCCGCGTCCGCTGGACCACCGCCGATGGCGTGCCGCACACCACGCAGGTGCTCACATGAACACTGCCGCCCGCGCCGCGCCCGAATTTGTCCGCATCGACCCCGCTGCCATCGAGGCGCAATTGGTCGAGCGTTACGAGGAACTGGCCGACAAAACGCTGTATCCGGCGCAGATCGAACGGCTGTTGATCGATCAGATTGCCTACGCCGATGGCCTGACCCGCTCGGCGATCCAGTCGGCTTGCGAAAAAATGCTGGTGCGCACATCCAGCGGCGTGTTTCTGGATTACCTGGGCGACCTGGTGGGGACACAGAGGCTGCCCGCTGCCAGCGCGCAAACCCGCATGACGCTCACGCGTACAGGAACGGCCACAGCAGCCATTACCGTCCCGGCGGGGACTGTGGTATCAAGCGCCGACGGCATGGTGAGTTTTGCAACGGATGAAGCGGTAGAGGTTGGCGCAAATCCCGTTTCTG